ATGCTCCAATTTATATTATGTTTATTCGGCCTGCATGGTGCGACTGAGATCGATTACACGATTGATGATGAAGAAATCAAAGTGTGTCGGGATTGTTTGAAAGAAGTTTAAGACCCTTGCCACTTCGGTGGCATTTTGCCGAACGTATTACGGCACATAGAACCCCGATCAATATGCATTATTGGCGGGGTTTTTCTTTTCTTATTTGAACTATCCGGAAATACCGGAGGGTTGGGATTTATGACAGATCGTGTACAAGCTAAAAAGGACTTAGAGTTTTGTGGTGCTGAGCTGTCTAAGTATCAGAATCTCAGTAGATCAGGATTAACACTGAATGAGATGCTGGCGATAGATGGCATCATGATTAAGTTGAAACAGCGGGTTAAGAATCTAAGAACAAGCCTGTACGATTAATTAACAAATAAACCACTATTGTATAATTTCTTACATATCTATCCCTATAAATTGTGAGAAATGTATTCTTTTAGTGTTGATAATTTTTTTAATTGTGAGAGTATAAAAAAAGAACAATAAAGGGAGAAAAGTATGGCTTCACAAGATGTGCTTATAATCTCGGTTTCGGCTTTAGTCCTTACATTAATTATTTATGAGTTTGGGCAGATGTCGATGTTGTTTTAAGCAAACCACCTTCGGGTGGTTTTTTAATGGGCGCAATATATGAATGCAAACGACTACTTCCAGAAAACCAAAAAGCGCCCAACTAAAACCAAACCACGCTCTAAACCTTTACCAAAGGCAAAAGAAAAATACCTAGAAGCTGAAGAAACTCTATTCCAAGAATTAGAAGAACACCTGATTGGCTCTGAGCGCAAATTTCAATTTGAATCCACCAAAAACTGGCGATTTGATTTTTATATTGTGAAGTTGCGACTTCTGATTGAAATAGCGGGTAGTCCTTGGGCTGTCGGGCGTGGTGGACGAAAGATAGCGAATGCATTTAATAAATATGATTTGGCTGAAGATATGGGTTACAAGATTCAACGTTTTGAGCCACATGCAATTGAGTCGGGTAGTGTGATTCGGTGGATCAAGTTGCAGTTAGAGAGATTAGAAGATGGAACAGATCAGACCATTCCCACCGACAGATCTCATTGATCAGGCTGAGGAAGAAGAAGCTATTCGCCTTGCGCCCGCCGTGGAATTAAAAGAATGGGTGATTAAAAACTATTTAACCATTGGTGGCCAACTCCACAATCCAGATCATGACCATATCTCTGAGTTACTACACGACGATGAAACCTTTTTAGCATTTGCTTGGGCTTCATCTGCATGCCAGTCAAAGAAACGCATGGTACTGGGGCAATGTGAAAAAGTAATGTTTAACCAAGGTGGATGGAAGAAAGCCCGGCAAGAACAGCAGATGCGAGATTGGTTTGGTTGTGTACCTGTTTATCTCATTACCATCGATGCGTCATTCTGTGAGCAAGCTTCAGATCATGATTTTTGTGCACTGATAGAACATGAGCTTTATCACATTGGCGTAGAGCGTGATCAAGACGACGAAATTATTTACAGCGACAATACTGGCTTACCTAAGCATTACTTAGCAGGCCACGACGTTGAAGAGTTCTATGGTGTGGTCAAACGTTGGGGTGCAAGTGAGAGTGTTAAGCGCTTAGTCGAAATCACAAAGAATGCACCGTTTGTATCTGATTTTAATGTGTCTGCGTGTTGTGGGAACTGTGTAATAGGTTAGTTTCAAATTTTTTTGCCCACTTACCTTGATGTACCTTGATGGATGGTGAGTTATGGCAAGGCTTAAAAAAGCAGAAAAAGTCTTTATTGTTCGGTCACTTGCACAGTTTATGACACCTACTGAGGTGGTAGTGGCCATCAAGGAAAACTTCAAGATAGATGTATCCCCGCAACAGGTGGAATCATATGACCCAACAAAGACTGCAGGTGCGGATCTATCGCAAGAGTTAGTGGATTTATTCCATGAAGCACGGAAGAAATATATTGATCAACCGATCTACAACATCATCGGTGCAAACGACATTATTCAATTGCAAATCTTGAGTGACCTTTTGGTTTCCAAGAAAGGCAATGTGGTGATGTCGATTAAGCTGATTGATCAAATTCAAAAGATTGTGAAAGGCCACTACGAGCGTAAGTTAGAAATTACAGGCAAAGATGGTGGTGCGATTAAAACTGAAACAGAGCACAGCCAGCGCCCCGCTATGTATACCCCTGAGCAGCTTGCAGGGATGTCAGCGCAGGAGCTATCTCGCTTAGCAATTAATGGCAAATTATGAGTTACGCAATTGAAGAAATAGCGCCCCTCATCAAAGAGTGGACGATTAGCACACGTTTGCCTGAAGTCATTGCTGAGATGACCAGACGTTACTATTACCGAGCAGTAATTGAGCAAAGCGAGCTCAGCATTCAGGCTGAGATATACAAGTGCAAGAATGATCCAGCACATTGGTTTAATCATTGGGTATGGACCTACGATCCAAGGGGGATGCCTTTTGGGTTACCGGCAAATATTCCGTTTGTACTTCGCCCTGGTCAAGTTGAATTGGTCGACTGGTTACTTGAGCGTGAAAGCACTCAAACCCATGGCCTTATTGAGAAGAGTCGTGATGAAGGTATGAGCTATGTTGTGCTGGGGTTTTATCTGCATCGATGGTTATTTGTAGAGGGCTTTGCTGGTGGTGTGGGTAGTCGTAAAGAGGATCTAGTTGATAAGAAGGGAGATCCTAAAACGCTGCTGCACAAGTTCCGAGATATGTTCTCAAAGCTACCTGATTGGATGAAGCCGAAATGTTTTGTCGAAAAGGTCCACGACAACTACATGCGTATTATCAATCCTGATAATGGCGCAACGGTTACGGGTGAGGCTGGAGACAATATTGGCCGTGGTGGACGTACCACAATGTACTTTCTTGATGAATGGGCATTCGTAGAGCGTCAGGAAGCTGTAGATGCAGCTATATCGCAGAACACAAACGTTCATATCAAGGGATCAACGCCAAACGGTATTGGCGACAAGTTTCATCAAGATCGATTCAGCGGACGTTACGCCGTGTTTACGATGGCGTGGCGGGACAACCCAGATAAAAACTGGACTGTCTCACTCCATGGGAAGTTGATTCATCCATGGTATGAAAAGCAAATTGCGACGCTTGACGACATTGTCTTAGCCCAAGAGGTTGATATTGATTACGCCGCTTCAGTTGAAGGTGTATTGATTCCATCAGCATGGGTTGAAGCAGCTGTAGATTTACACCTAAAACTCGATATACAGCCATCGGGTGAGCGTAATGGTGCACTTGATGTGGCGGATGAGGGTAAGGATAAAAACTCCTTTGCCGCACGTCATGGCATTGTTCTGCAGTATTTGGATACTTGGTCAGGCATTGGCGATGACATCTTTGGAACAACCCAAAAGGCGATTGATATTTGCTTAGAGCAAAAACTAAATTTGTTCTTTTACGATGCTGATGGTTTGGGAGCTGGTGTTCGCGGTGATGCCCGAGTCATTAACGAGCAGAACAGTGCTAAAGGAATTGATGAGATCCAAGCGGATCCGTTCAGGGGATCGGGCGCAGTTCATAACCCAGAGCTTGAGATGGTAGAAGCTAGGAAGAATATCGATTTCTTCGCAAATCTAAAAGCTCAAATGTGGTGGAGTTTGCGCATGCGCTTCCAGAACACGTACAGAGCACTACAAGGCATGCAATACGATCCTGATGCACTTATCTCGCTATCGACTGAAGATTTGGATAAGCGCGAACTAGAGCAACTTAAGCGTGAGTTATCACAGCCGACCTACAGTAAAAACGGTGCTGGCAAAATCCTCGTAAATAAGCAACCTGATGGTGCCTTGTCACCTAACCGGGCTGATAGCGTCATGATCTGTTTTAGTGATATCAAGCCGCCTGCACGATTAAGACCAGGAGGGGGAGGTTCACGAAGTTTCTAAAAGGTTTTTAAGATATGGCAAAGAAGTCAGAAAGTAAGAAAACAAAGCCTAAATCAGCTGGCTTAATGACAGAGGTTGCTGTTGAGAACCTTGCATTCACTTTGGGTCGCAAAGCTGATATTGACGAAGTACTTCGTCAGGCTGGGCTAACCCGGCAACGATTATCAGTCCTTATGGTAGATGATGAGATTGCACAGGCCATGGAGACACGCCTTGATGCAGTTCTCAATGCGCCGTGGCGATTTGTTGAAGATCATGGGGAGCAAACGGTTTTTCTAAAGGATTTATTCACTCGTTGGCATGCTGAGATCGTCTCAGGTGCATGGGAAGCTTGCCCTTACGGTTATTCGGTTATGGAGGCTAACTATGCGCTTACCAGTGACAGTAAATTTACCTTAAATGAGATTGTAGTTAAGCCTCTAGAATGGTTTGAACCTAAGAATGATGGACGCCTAATCTACCGACAAAATGCTACCGAAGTTGATGTGAATGCCAAATACCCACTCAAGTTCTTTTTGACACGCCGTAAACCTACATTCAAACAGCCTTATGGTGATCCATTACTGTCGAAGCTTTATTGGCTATGGTTCTTCCGTACCAATACAACAAAGTTTTGGGTCAAGTTCTTAGAACGTTTTGGTACGCCAATCTTATTGGGGAAAGTGGGTGGTAAAGATCGTAAACAGGATGATATTGATGCCATGACATCGGCTTTGCTCAATGCACATGCTCAATCAGTTATGTCTATTGGCGCAGAGGATTCTGTAGAAACTATTGGTGGAAGCTCTTCCAATGGTGGCAGCACAGCATTTGAAGCTTTTGACAATGTATTAACCCGCCGTATTCAAAAGGTAGTCTTAGGTCAAACGCTCACAAGTGGGACTGATGGTGTTGGAAGTCGAGCTTTGGGTGAAGTGCATAACGATGTTCGCTTAGATAAGCGTAATTCAGACCTACGCATGATCACGCCTACGATTCAAGAGCTCATAGACGCACTCTGCCTGCTGAACAACTTTGAAAAGCACACAATTGTCTTGGGTGGTGAGCAGGATCTTAAGGTTGCTGTTGTTGATCGTGATATTAAGCTTAAAAGCTTAGGTGTTGAGTTTAATGATCAGTATGTGATGGAGACATACGGCATTAAAGCTGAGCATTTCAAGATGAATACCGGTGATGCAGTCCCTAACACCAAATTCTCAGCACTACCTCATCAAGCATTCAGCTTTAAGGCATCTATACAAAAGCCATCACCTGAACAGCAAGAAGTGGATGAGCTGACCGATGCCCAAGATGACCTTGAGCTATTGAATCAGGATCAAATTAAGCAACTGGTGGCTGAATCGACAGATCCTCAAGATCTAGCCAGCAACTTAATGCAACTCATCCCAATGGCATCCAAGGCTCAATTCAAAGCCAATTTAGATCAGGCTTTGTATGCAGGAGATGTGCTTGGGTATGTGACAGCACAAGGTGGAAAGTAATCTATGCAACCAGTCACATTTCTTGAAGCGCTGCAGTATGCGCATAGTAAGAAAGTGGTGTTACCTGATGAGTTTTACTCAATGGATCTTAAGACACGGCAGATGGCGACTACAGTTAGTTTTCTGTCGAGTCTTGAGCAAGTTGAGTCGGTGATTAAGTCACTCAATAAAACATTAGCATCGGGTGGTACCTTTAATGATTTTCAAAAGCTCGTAGCTGAGTCTGAAATAGTTTTACCAAAGCATTACTTGGACAACGTATTCCGTACCAATATCCAAAGTGCATATGGTCATGGGCGTTGGCAGCAACAGCAACGGAATAAAGATAAACGTCAGTATCTGATGTATTCGGCTATCAATGACTCACGTGTGCGTCCTGCACATTTGGCATTGAATCGAATTGTACTGCCGATCGATCACCCATTTTGGCTCACACATTACCCTCCCACTGGATTTCGCTGTAGATGCACATGTATAGCCTTAACTGAAGCCCAAGCGCTTAAATACGGCATCACACCGGATGACAAGTTGCCAGAGGTTGCCGAAGCATTGGACTGGAGTTCACATCCTTTGCAATTTGGAGAGTTTGAGGCATTGGTGGATCAGAAGATTTCTAAGTCATTACTTGATAAGGAATATCTACTGGAGCAGAAAGAAGCAATTAAGGCCGAATGGACTGCATCCAAAAAGCTCACCAGTCTGTTAACCCCAATGGATGAAAAATCGAGAGATCTATTTAACACGGTGGCCAACAAGGTTATTCCTTTAGATCCATCCATTAGACCAAGTGCGATTAAGACTTTCTTGGATTACGTGCAGGGAAATGATGCAGCAATCACGAACTACCTAAATGCGTCTGTGAGCTCGAAAGCGGACGATGTTTTAAAGCATTGGCTCAGACAGGACATGCAAGCCTTAAACGCCGTGGCGAGTAATTCAGCTGCAATCGTGACAGGCGGTGTGACCTTGCAGCATGTAGTCGCTTATGAAGTTGGGCAAACGATTCAAATTAATTCGCCATTACTGTTAGCTGAGAATGCTTCCGATGTGGTATTGCAAATTGAGAATGCGAAAGGCTTAGGCATTGATCTAAACGAATTGAATGCCGGTCATGGCGTATTAATTCCAATGGGATTGTCGTTTGAAGTGGTTTCGATTGAAACATTGAATGGCAAGATGATTTACACACTTAAAGCATTGGTAAATTAATGACTGAAAAATGTGAATCGTGTCGACGTGGTTTGAATGGTAGAAATGGTAATGGTTATTCGCCATGTAGCTGCGAGAAAAAAGTAGTTGTGATTGGTAGTCCATCGAGAGTGAATAATCTTGTACGAGCCATGTGTTGCGCGCTATCGCGACCACCAAAGAAACCATGAGTAAAAATTAACTGAAGCCGCCTAAAGGGCGGTTTTTTTATGGAGCATGAAAAATGCCAGATGAACAAAAGCAGGATCATTATTGCTTTCGGCTTGGTGACCTAAGTGTAGATCCTGTTGAGGAAGGTAAAAAGAAACGCACCTTCTCAGGAGTGGCTTATAGCGGTGAGGTTATTACAGATCACTGGTATTGGACACGAGTGATTTTTGATTTGGATAGTATGCAGATTAAGGGTCGCATTCCAGCACTTTTAGAACACAGCTCACGCCAACGGGCAGGTGCAATCAATACTCATACGATTAGCCATCAAGAGGGTTTGGTTGTACATGGGGACTTGATGAGCAATGAGTTTGGTACTCAGGTAGCACAAGACTCAGATGATGGATTTCCGTGGCAGATGTCTGTCCGTATTGAGCCTGCTAAGACTGAAGAAGTTGCAGCTGATCAAACAGTGATTGTTAACGGAAAGACGCTTCAAGGACCTATTACGATATTCCGCGGTGGTCGTATTCGTGAAGTTTCATTTTGTGCCTTAGGTGCAGATGAAAACACGATGGCAGTAGCCGCAAGCCATAACCCTAACCAACCCACAGAGGACACAGACGTGACCGAATTAGAAAAGGCGCAAGCCGCACAGAAGCAAGCTGAAAAAGAGCGTGATGATGCTCAGGAAGAACTTAAAAAGTTCAAAGCTGACAAGCGTGAAGGGGACATCAAAGCGCTTGAGACATCTTTAAATAAGCAATTTAGCGCTGAAGAAAAGACGTCTTATACCAATATGGATGACACTTCATTTGCATTCATGTCTCAGCAATTAACGCAATTCTCAGCAGGTACTCAACCACCAGCTGGTCAACAACAGCAGCAACAAATTCCATCACACCTTACTCACTTGTTCAGTCACCAAGCTACAGGTGGTCAGGGTGGGCAAGGACAAGATGGCAATCAAGGCGCTGGTGATAAACACAAATTCACAGCTGGTGCTCAAGCATTCGCAGAACAAAAGGGGAAATAATTCATGGTTACTCACTATGTACCGCCTATCTCGGTCACGTCAAAACGACTGATTCTGGATAATGAAAAGTTACGTCGTGCTAATGCAAAAGTAACGACTGCCACAGCATATAAATACGGTGATTTGCTAACACTATCCGCTGCCAATGTGCTGACTCATGCTACAGACGAATCTACTTGGGATGTGATCTGTGGTCAGGATGTTACTGCAGCAGAAGCAACAATCAAAGCAGCTGATGGCATTGAAATTCCAGTGTATTACGGTGGTGTATTTAACGTTGAAGCAGTATCACTTGGTGGCACTTTACTTACGACGGCTCAATACGATGCAGCACGCGCCAAAGCAACCAAAAACAAAATCGAACTTTCTAAGGTGTAAATGACATGCCACAAGCTTTTAATATTGAAGGTACCCCACTAGAACTGCTTGATGTGGGTGAGTTAGCACTAATCCACTCAAACTATCGCCCAATGGATACTTGGCTATTAGACCAACTTTTTCCAAATCGCCCATTATTCACACGTGATGATGTACCTTTGGCTGAATTGTCAGCTGAACATGATCTGGCACCACTGGTTTCACCACAACAACCCGGTAAGCCATTTGACACCACTCAATCAGGTGAAGTACGCCATGTGAAACCGGCCTACTACAAGCCAAAAAATCAGGTTAGTCCGGCCGATACATTTGAAATCTCATTACTTGAGCGTTTACGCACCGCTGGCATTATCTCAACTGGAAATCAGCAGTTGTCTCTACAAGAGCAGATGGTTATTTCCCAGATTGCGGTGATGAAACGCAACCATGATGCGATCGATAACTCAGTCCTAATGATGGCGATTGATCTTCTGAAAAATGGTAAATATATCCTTCATTCAGACGACTATGAGTACAACTTAGTTGATTATCGCCGTGATGCCTCTCTGACATATACGCCGTTGACTAAGTGGAACGAAGCGGGTGCTAAACCGGTTTTAGATATCCGCACTATGCTTGAGCGTCAATTGGCAGCTGATGGCGGTGAAGCCAAAAAAGCAATCATGTCTGGCTTGGTATGGGCTGCATTATGGAATAACGAAGAATTCAAGAAAGAATTCATCACGCCGTACGCTGGTATTTCTGTTCCTGTTACACCAAGCTTTGGTGTCAAAGAGTCAGCAACTCTCAAAGGGACATTTGATGGAATCGAGTTCTGGGTATATGACGCAACTTACCGTAACAAAGGTCAGGTGAAGCGCTTTATTCCAAAAGATTACTTCTCTTTGATTTCTGATACTAACGGCTCAGTGGCACATTGTAAGATCAAAAATATGTTGGCCAACGGTGTTGCTCAGCAATACTTTGACCGTCAATGGTACTGTGAAGATCCAAGCGGCATCATGTTGATGACAGAATCTGCTCCATTGGTCGTGCCTTCTAACAAAAATGGTGTAGTCGGTGGTACCGGCTTTATCACCCTATAAGGAGTAAGACATGTCGAAGTACATCGCAAAACAGTCCATCGGGCATTTTATGCCAGGGCAAGAAGTTAAAGGGCTTGAAGAAAAACATCTTCAGGCCCTTTTAGCATCTGGAGCTATTGAAGAAGAAAAAGCTCCAGAACAACCTAAGGCGGATGGTACTGCTGCCCAGCTTGCAAGCCTTACTGCAGAAGTGGCAGAGCTGAAAGCAAATGAGGCAATCCTTATTGAGGGTAAGGATAAAGCCGATGCAGAAGTGGCAGAACTTCAAAAGAAGGTTGAAGGCTTGGAAAAGGCTTTATCTACATCCGAAGCCGCTCTGAAGAAAGCCACCACCGAAGCCAAGAAAGCTACTGCTGATAAGTAGGGTGATCCATGTACGCGACTGAAGCTGATTTAAAAACACGGTTTGGTGCGCAGGTAATTGATGATCTTAAGTTGGGGCGTGAAGGTGGGGCAGATCCTGTTGATGTTGTACAAGTCGCACTGCAGGATGCAGAGGAAGAAATTAACGGTTACATCGGTAGCCGTTATTCTTTACCACTTGCAAGCGTACCCTCCAACTTAAAACGTATAGCGTGTGATATCGCACGTTATCGTCTTTACACTGAAGATCCTCTGGAGCATATCACCAAGCTTTATGACGATGCGATTGCTTTCTTAAAACGCGTCCAAGACAAGAAAGCGGATCTGCAAATCATCGATGAGCAGAGTAAAGAAATTATCGACGATGCACCTAAAAACAAACCATCTACAGCCCCATTAGGCACGACTTATACAGGTGGTGTTTTTGGTGATGATGTCCTTGGAAAAATGCCGAGCATTAAGTGAGGTGATGCATGCCAGGCACATTAATTGAAATCCGTGCCGATGGTGACTCAGCGATCTCTAAAGCCTTAAGTTTGTATGCAGATGTTGAAAAGCGTCAGTTAAGGCTTTACGAGCGCATGGGTGCCACCTTGGTGGAGAATATCCGCGATCGCTGGTCTCGTGGTGAGGGCTTATACGGCAAGTGGCCATTATCCGTCAGGGTGATGCGCCAAGGCGGTACCACGCTTCGTGACACATCGCGACTAATGAACTCTATCACCAACCACAACATCAGCAATGGTTTTGAAGTTGGTACAGACGTTGAGTATGGTGCGATCCACCATTTCGGTGGTGAAGTCAAACATGAGGCTCGTCAAAGCACGGTTTACTTCAGGCAGAACCAAAAGACTGGTGTTGTCGGTAATCGTTTTGTTCGTCAAACACGATCCAACTTTGCACAAGACGTGACCATTGGTGCTTACACCGTGAAAATGCCCGCACGTGCTTGGTTGGGTTTAACTGTAGATGACGAGCAGGATCTATTAACCATTGTTGAGGATGTTGTGCTAGATGAGTGATGAAAATCTATATGCGGTACGAGATGAGATCGTATCGCGCCTCGAGCAATTCATGGATGAGTGGGGTGTAAAGAAAATCTATACCCCTAAAAATCTAGGTATGACGACTGAACTGTCTCAAACCACACCCAACATTCAAGTGAATTTCCGCCGTACCAAAAGTGCAGGAGTGGTGAGTAAGGGGGATGCACTTAAGCTGAAGGTGGTCTGGGAAGTGACAGCTTGTTGCAAGCATGCAGCATCTCAGGTGACAGATGGTTCTAAAGCTTTCGATATGGCTGGTGATCTAACCATTAAGATCATCAAGAAATTGAGTGGCTGGGAACCTGAATCCAGTGCAGAACCACTGATTTATATCAATACAGAGGAAGACATTTCTAAAAGCTGTGTCTACTCAACTGTGGTTTTAGAGTCTGAGCTATTCATTCAAACCGAACCCGATTAAGGAATCTTATGAAAACGCAATACAAAGCCTTAAAGCCGATTGGTCCATGGGTGAAAGGTCAACTTGTGGGTGATTTACCACAAGAAAAAATTAAACAGCTTTTAGATGATGGCGTGATTGAAGCAATCAAGCCTGAGGTAAAAGCAGAAGCTAAACCAAAATCAAAAGAGGTGCCTGCGAATGGCTAAGAAGTACATTTCATTGCGCGGTAAGTTCTCTCTTGCCCCAATTGTTGAAGGCGTTGTTGGTGCCATGCGAGAGCTGGGCAACATCCCAGACTTTACGCTGGAAATCACTGCAGACAAGATTGAGCATACCGAGTCAATGTCAGGTGATGATACGACTGATTTGGTGCTATACAACACCACTGCGGTTTCGTTCAGTGGCACACTTGAGCAAGTTGATGCTGATAACCTGGCATATATCCTGTCGGGTAAAAATGTCGCAGTAGCAACCAAAACCGTAGCTGACCTTGATTTAGGTGCGGTCACGAAAGGTCAGAAGATTAAGCTTGATGGGTTTAATTTGACTGTACCAACAGTGACTGATGGAGCATCAACACCAGTTCCTATTGAATCAACGAAATATAAGCTAGATGCAATTTACGGTACGATTGAGTTTCTTGATGATTTGCCAAAAGTTGTGATTGGTTATACGACTGGCGCCGTGACACATACTACGATCGCATCTGATTTCGGTGCTGAATATGCATTGTTCTTTGAAGGTATTGATAAGATCAGCAAAGACAAAGTGTTCTTAGCTTTGCACCGTACAATTAAATCGCCCGATTCGAGCTTTGGCCTAATTCATGAAGAATTTGGTTCATACGAAATCAGTGGTGATGCCTTAGGTGATCTGACCAAAGATAAAGATGGTGCGCTTGGTTTGTATGGTTATTACACCCAAATCCCAAAAGCTGTATAAACCTACTACAGGCACTTAAACAGGATGCAATAGGCATCTTTTTTTGTGCCTGTACTTTTTTGAGATTTCATCATGAATGATTTTTTTATGGCTTCAAATCGACCTGTCAAAGTTGGTGAGCTATCTGTGCACCAGCTGCAGATGCATAACTTTGATGAGTGGTCTGGTGCAGCGCAGGTCATTAAAGACTTTTTGAATAATCATCCAGATGGAACCACACAAATGATCTTTGATGCTCATTCGTTTGAATCGACACAATTGATAGCCCATTGTTTGCAACACAGCATTGAACAGGTCATCGATCTATTCAAAAAATATGGCTCACTCAATGTCTTGTTATTGGATGCTGTCATTAAAGTGAATGACGCATTCTTTACCGAGCCGAAACCTAAACACCGGGACGATGTAGATCCACGTAAAAAGAGCAGTTGGTTTGATGTATTTCAGCTTCTCGCATCGAATGGCCACTCACATGAAAGCATCATGCAATTGAGCTATGGTGCATTCCGACACTACCTTAAAGCAGCTCAAAAGGCCGAGCGAATTAAAATGCGTAATTTAGCGATTGCAACTCGGGCGCAGAACGCAATCAACAAGAAGTTCAATGAGTTCATTAAGAGTCTTGAGAAAGACCAGTAACATTCACATTGTGATGTGAATTTTAGCAGGTTATGATTTGTCCAATTATAACGAGGGGTAAATTCATGAAAAAATTACTGGCTGGCTTGTTATTAGTCACATCATTTTCGGTTATGGCTGCTGAAACTCGCAGTTTCCGTGTAGGGGGTGATATTGTTCAAGTTGGCGATTCGGTTGGCTCATTGGTAATTAAAGCAGGAAAGCCTATTCATCAACAATCTTATACAGTTGATACTGGCAACAATACTTCGATCTCAGTGACAGATTACATTTATGAAGTTGGAAACGAGATTTATACCGTAACCGTTCGTGAAGGTCGCGTATCTAAAATTACTTGGGAACGTCGCTGAGGATTAGAAATGAAATACGGATTGATTGGGGTTATTGTTATTATTATTGGTCTTTTTTATTTTATGCACAAAAGCAACAAGGACGATGCTGCAAGAGTTGCAGCAAGCGGTCAAGCTTACACGGAGCAGCAGAATAAAACGGTCAAGGTTGCTGAGCTACAGAAGCGCATGCCAGACCTAAGGGATTCAATCGCTATCAAGTTAATTGAATCACCAAAAATGAGCAGTGAAGATATTTTATTTTACAAAAATTTAAGTGGAAAGTGGGCGGACACCTTAAAAGTTGCCGAAGCTACAGCTAGAATCAGCCTATCAGATCCTGTTCAAGAGCTACAAAAACTAAAAAGAGATCTAGATGCGCGACAACCCAAGACAGATTGTGAGGACATAATGAGAAGCAGTCTCCTCAACTCTTATGAATACACAATTGATGGTTTTTTGGAGTTTATGAAGGACAACAAAGAGGAATCGGATATAAACTCAAGAGTCGCGTCATCCTCAATGGATAATGCAATCTTTCTCCTTGATTATTGTAAGCCATCATAAAATGTAAGTTAAAAGCACCTTAGGGTGCTTTCTAAATGTCTAAATTTAACCACCAATTGGTGGTTTTTTTACGTCCAAAAATTGAGGTCGCCATGTCTGGAAAAAATCTAACTTTCAAATTAATCATGGATGGTGATAGCAAAGGCCTTGTAGCCGCTGCCAAGCAATCTGAACAAGTTGTATCTAAAGTTTTTGAGGCTATTAAACAAGAAGCAAACCAAACTCGATTAGCAACTAATAATGCTACACAGGGTATTGATCAGCTTGGCAAAGAATCTACCACAGCAGCGGTGGAGGTTAAAAAGCTTGATTCAGAGCTTGGTAAAACGAATGCAGAACTTCAGAAAAACGAGACATTTGCCAAGCAAGCAAGTGGTGAAATTCAGGGTTTAAAAACTGGATATACGGCACTAACGAGTGCGATGGCTGCATTGGGTATTGGCGCATCTGCAACTGAAATTGCTCGAACTGCGGACGAGTTTAAGGTTTTAGAAGCAAGAATTGGGCTTGTTACATCTAAAAGCGGGAATTTTACTCAAGCTTTTGAGGGTGTTAAAAAGATTGCGATTGAAACAAGATCCAATCTTACGGCTACAGCGGAATTATTTACCCGAGTAAAAACTGCAACTGATCAGCTTGGATATTCGCAAGAACGGGCATTAAATTTAACGGATTTGGTTAACAAGTCATTAATTGTGGGTGGTGGTCTTGCGGCTTCAAATGAAGCGGCTATTTATCAATTTAACCAAGCCTTGCAATCAGGAGTTCTTCGTGGCGAAGAATTCAATAGTGTGATGGAGCAAGCGCCACGTTTGGCGAGAGCTCTTGCAGATGGCTTGGGCGTAAATATTGGTAAGTTACGTGCAATGGCGGGTGAAGGAAAGCTTACATCCGAAGTGATTGTTAAGGCACTTGAAAGTCAATCCAAAGCCTTAAATGCTGAATTTGGGAAAATGCCTGTCACAATAGGTCAGTCAATAGAGAATCTTAAGACTGCTTGGACCTTGTATATAGGTGAGGCGGATTCTGCAACTGGTGCAAGCACAAAAGTAGCTGAAGCAATTAAATTTGTAGCTGAAAACCTTGAAGTTTTAGTTTCAACTCTCACAACAGTGGCTCAAGCATATGTTGCTTATAAAGCACTTGGTATTGCAGCAAGCTTTCTAGAAAAAGCAAATGCTGTCAAAATTGCCCAAGTTGCAATTGCCACTGAAACAGCATCCATTGTTACAAACACTCAAGCACAGTTGGTAAATACCCGAGCAACTCAGGTAGCAATTGTTGCGAAAAATCAACTCACAGCCGCTACAAATGCAAGTAATACAGCGAATGTAGCAGCATCAGGTGTTATTGGAAGAGTATCGACTGCTGCAAATAGTTTAAAGGGGAGTATTGCGGGGGTTCTTTCTCGCTTTGGTGCCTATGGAGCAGCGGCTGCTGGTGTCATTTTAGCAAGTGATTTAATTGTTGATGGATTTAAGAAAACGGATGAGTGGCTATTAAAGCAAGGGTCTGATTTCATTGACTGGGCTGTATCTAGAGCCACTGGTACGAAGTCCTTAGTGGATCAAGAAAAGGAATTTATTGCAGCTGAAGAGGCCTCACGTAAGAAGCAGGAGGAGGTTGCGGCTGTAAAAGCAAAAAATGCCGAACGCACTGAAATGCTTAAAAATGCCTCTCTTGGTCTTAACGAGGCATCTAAAGCAACAGTTGTGGAGTTTGAGAAACTTGTCAAGGAGGGTGCTAAGGTTTCAGATGTTTTGGGGCAAATTGCAAAATCTTTCAATTTTAGCACCACTACAGGTATTAATGATGGACTCACTGCGTTACTGGCACTCCAGACTCAAGGAAAGGCTACCGCAGAGGAAATTAGAAAAGCCCTAACAGGCATTCTTTCTGACGAGGACTTGGTTAAGTTTCAAGGCCGTTTAGCGGCCATTCCAGTCAACATTGAGAAGCAACTTGAAGCAACTAATGCCAAGATAAAAGCCAAACAGGCTGAGCTAGATGCATGGAAGAAAGCCAATTCAGACATGAACCAAAAAGACTGGGACGCTCAAGTCGAGAAGCAGCGAGATGGTATTGAAAAGCTTCAAGCTGAGGCTAGCGCTCTACATGTTCAGTATGCTAATTCCGTGCAGGGCGCAGCAATGGTTCAGGGTGCCATTCTAGACGAGGCTATTCGTCGTACTGGTTTGAGTTATGAGGAATTACAAGGTAAATCCACCAAGGCATTTGAGAAAGCATCTAGTGATGTGAGTATTGTTGCTAATAATATGGATGAGCTTAAGAATAAAGGGGTGGATGTTGGTCGTGCTTTAGATGCAAGTATTTCAAATGCAATCAATACAGCCACCAATCAGCAAGAATTAGATGCTCTAAAACTTAAGATTGAAGGCTTGCGCGGAGTACTTGGGAGTAAAGTGGCTGATGGTTTGTTGCAACAAGCTGGGCAGCAGTTAATTGATGTTAAAAATAAAGCTGATGAGGCTCGATCTGGAATCAACTCCACTGCTGAAGCCTTTTCACTTTTTGGCATGAAAACCCCTGAGCAACTTAAAGGTGTTGCTGAGCAGTACAAACAAGCCTTTACTGAAATGAAGAATAGTGGTCAAGCCACACTTCACCAGCAGCAAGAAGCTTTCAAGCAATATGCTGAAAAAGCCATTGCAGCAAATAAAGGTATTGCGGATAGCACGATTACAACACAAGCCTATATGCTTGATCTTGATGTTCAGGTTGATGCCACAGGTAAAGCCACAGTTACTAAACTGGGTGAGATCCAGCAGGCTGCAATCGAGACTCAGCGTACTGTCAGTCAAGTAAGCCAAGCGACTTCACGAGATCAGCCTGAGATCAGTGCTGAGCAAAAGGCTACCAATGACCATTGGGATGATTTCAAGGCCAAGATGAAAGCGCGTACAGATGAGCTGAATGCAAAATCACAAGCACGTGGTTCAGGTGGTGGTAATGCTTCATTACTGTCGAATAGTGGGGATTCAACTCAACAAATTTCCGCCGTGCCGGATGCTCCACTTATCGCGACTAGTCTTGATATTCAACCAATGGAAGGTATGGAGACAAAGCAAAGTGTGGAAATCAAAATTGATATGGGAACAGGGCAGACAGCGATAGTATCAGCCGCACCTGATCAAGCCACAGCTCTTGAGGAAATGATGCGAGAACTTGAAGCAATTAAAGGAAGATCGTAATGCGATTAACACGAAAGTCGACCGGAGAAACCATCCAACTTGAGGATGGTTTTTTTTGGTCTGATGAAAACTGGTCCGAGATCGAGCAGAACCAGGAGTATGCCATTAGTGGTGCCTTGATTATCCAAGAGGGACGCAAACAAGCAGGTCGACCAATCACATTGCAGCCAGCCAATAAAACTAAAGGCTGGATCAAGTTACGAGACCTGAACACGCTTCGTTTATGGCAGAACCTGCAGGAGCAATTCACGCTTCAGTTTGAGTGGCCACATGACCAGCGTGAGTTCAATGTGATTTGGAATCATAAAGACGGTGCGCTTGAAAGCTCTACAGTCAAAGGCACCCCAGCAACATCACTTGATACTTATTTTAACGTCACTATGCGATTCATTGAGGTAAGCGATGCCAATTGAAACCAAAAATTTAAAGCTCCTTGAGTCAGAACGCATTCGTACAGATGCTGATGATGGTGGGGGTAAATACTCAGGCCGTGAAATTGTCGACGGTCAAAGTAATAACCTGTTCAATGATATTTCTGAGATGGATCGAACCACGGGTCGTACATCTATCCAAAAGATTTATGCTGCAGTCGATACAGCCGATACCGATGCTCTGATGGGGGCGACAGTATTTATCTCTCAGAATGCGCAAGATCCCAATGTCTCCGCCGTGTTATTTAGTACGGATAGCTGGACGGATGAGCGTTCGAGCGCTCAAAATCGGATTGAAAACTATTTGGCTAAAGGTGCACAGATTGCCGGCACACCGTTGGACACGCATTGGCAAGGCATGAAGTCGTTACAAGTGGCCATGTTTCCTCAGGAAGCAGAAAGCGCTATTGGTGCATCAATTGTGTTGATCTCGAATGAGGGCAAAACTTTAGAAATTGAGCAATATCTGCGTATTACCGAAGTATCAACACGAACGGCTTATATGATCATCGACGGCAAACAGGTGGAATATAAGATTGCCACTTATGGCCTCAGTGATGCATTAAAAGCTGACTTTGTCGGCCTGTCTGCGAAGCAGTGGTATGGAGGTGAAAAGAGCACCACCATCATCCGTGACACCATTGTGGCGGATACAGGGAAGTATTACTCCAGTGCGAAATTAAAAGAAGTCACTCAAGTCGGTGATTATTCTGTGGTTGCAGAGGATGTGTATACGCAGTTGGTACCCTCAGCGCAGACAGAAACCCCGATGGTGAATATCAATGCTGCGGGCGACTCTGTGGCTTTAGTGAAAGCCAAGAATGGCGTCCTGAGCAAGACTTTTAATAATGTCACCATTAATACCGTGTCGAGCTTATATGTCGGCTCATCGGTCATGCCAAAATCAGTTGAGTTTACTTTATTTGGTTCGGCGGTTATCGACGTGGGCGGTGAACTTAAAAATGCCGCTGGTACTTCCATTGGTACCATCAACTATCAAAACGGTTCTATTGTGTGGAACGCAAGCGCGGGGACGGGTACTACCAACCTCACGATTAACTTTATGCCCGCAGCTGCAGTAACAGCACCTGTTGAATCCGATCTTATCTATGTCAATCAGGAGAACATCAGTTTTAACTGGATCCGTAACTTGGTTCCGTTGCCATCACCAGGCAGTTTGCAAGTGTCGTACTTGGTGCAGAATCAGGTCTACACGCTTCGAGACAATGGTGCAGGCCAATTACGCGGTGGAGATTCGTCATTTGGTTCAGGCAGTATTGATTACGATACGGGTACCATGTCCCTCACTACAGGTGAACTCGCCGATGTCGGCAGTGCAATTCTGATCACGTGGAGCAACATGATCACGGCTCAGGAACGTTCAGGATTAACCATCAATAAAGTCTATGTCGAGATCCCTGTAAACGACTCGATTGTGGCAGGTACCTTAACCATTGACTGGTTATTGAATGGTATTACCAAGACAGCAACCGATAACGGCCAAGGGCAATTTACAGGGGATGCCACAGGTACCATTGATTATGCGGATGGTATAGCGAAGCTGATGCCAACCTTGTTACCCAATGGCGGTACCACGTTTAATGTATCAGGTCAGAAAGGGTCTAAGTCTTCAATTCAAGTGACTGCGGTACCGACCAGTGGTAGCATCTCAATTGAGTTGGACAATGGATCTGCGGCACTCATTCCTAAGTCTATAAAAGTACGTGTACCCGTCAAGTATATGAGCTACACAGGTGAGGTTGAGCTGCGCGATATGCCGATTGATGCCTCTACAGGACGTTTAATCAATGGTGCAGGTCAGCAACAAGGGACGATCAACTATGCGTCTCGTACCATGAGTATCACCCCAAGTACTACACTTGAAGCGATCGAGCGTGAGAAGATTATGCGCCCTTACTATGGAACGCATAATACGTCTCAGGAGGCAATTGCGGCAGGCATGTTGGGGATGACCATTAAGTATGAAAATACCAGTGAGACCCATACTCTAAGCCTGAATGAAGTCGCAACTGCGGTGACGGTGAGTGTGTCCTATCGAGATAGTTCAGCAGCTCAGTCTTGGTCGGATATCATCATTGGTTCTGTGTTAAAAACGGATTTAACTGAAGGCTTTGCTGAGCAGATTCTTGCAGGTTCGGTTCGATTTATACTGGCTGATTCAACTTATGTTGATAAGCTTGGTTCACTGTATCGTAATCCATCGGTGACCACGGGTGCAGGAACAGTAGCAGGCCAGATCCATTATGGGAATGGTGCCGTTGAGTTAGCCGCTTGGGATGTAGGTGGGGCGAATAATCCGACCTTAGAGACTTTGGTGACTCAACTTGAAAGCGTTCAAACCAACCAAGTGTCATACCGTGCACCGATGATCCCGATCCGGGCGCAGTCCTTAACGCTGTCTGCAACCAAGGTGGAAGGTGGGGTGTTGAATATCACGCCTGATGGTTCAGGTACGATCGATACAGCGGAATGCGATGGCTTCTTTAACTTTGACCAAGGCTATGGCCAGTTTGTTTTCCGACAAAAGATTGAAGTAACCACTGCCAACCGTGCTGAAATTATGGCGCAGGATTGGTATGTAGCAGAACTGGAATACACCAAAGATGGCAAGCAGTGGATTCATAAGCCGATCATGGTTTTACCTGAAACCATTAAATACAGTGCAGTCGGTTATAGCTATATTCCGATTGATGCTGAACTTCTGGGTTTATCTGCAGTACGTTTACCGATTGATGGTCGAGTACCGATTTTCCGTTCGGGTGAAATTGGGATAGTGAGTGCAAGTAAGTCGCAGGAATTACCTGATTATATTGCTGGCCAGATCTATGCATTAGCAGATCAGCGGATCTCTTGGTGTGAACTTGAAGATGCGGATGGCATTAAAATTCCATTTGATCTGTACACAGTGGACTATGACTACGGCAAAGTGACTTTAAACGGTGATTTTGCCTTAGGTAATCTCACAGGACCACTGACAGCCAAGTATCGCTATCAAGATATGGGTTTAGTGCGTGATGTCAAAATCAATGGCCAAGTGACTTTCACCAAGCCTTTGACGCACAACTACGATCCAGCGCATACCATCGTCGGTTCTGCACTGGTGATTGGTGACATGCAAGCGCGTTACACCCGTAAGTTTGTGCAGTCCACGTGGGACAGCCTTTGGAAAGATGAAGCCACTGGTGCAGCCATATCAGCCAACTACAACGACACACTTTATCCGATTGAGGTTAGAAATCAGGGCAATATTCAAGAGCGTTGGGCAATTGTATTCACAGGAAACTCTGCATTCCGAGTTATCGGTGAATATTCTGGACAGATTGAAACTGGTGTAACAACAGAAGATTGCTCACCAATCAACCCAGTCACAAACGCACCATACTTCACGGTTAAAAAAGAAGGTTGGGGCAGTGGTTGGGCGAGTGGGAATGTACTGCGCTTTAACACCATCGCAACCAATCATCCTATTTGGGTGATTCGCACGGTGAAGCAGTCAGAGCCGACAGTATTGTCAGACTCATTCCAAATCATGCTGCGCGGTGATATTGACCGAGTTGCTTAATCTTAAATGCAAATATGACCGCTTCGGCGGTCTTTTTTATGAGTAAATAAAAATGGTCGCAAGTACAGATATCAAATTTTTTGTGCATACCAATAACAATGCACCACAACTACAAAATACTTATGGCTCGATGATTAATGTGCTGGATGCTTGTCTGATAAATGGTATCAATATTGGCACAGTGTCATCCCTTACAGCATCAGGCACAACAGTCACTGCTTTGTTCAGCTCTGCCCATAATTTAATGCAGTATCAGGTGATTAAAATCACAGGAGTAAATCAGCCTGAATTTAATGGTGAACATCGCGTGCTCACTGCGCCAAATGCTCAAACAATCACATTTGAGCTTGCTGCAGTACCAAGCGTGACCGCTGCAACAGGTGTGATTACAGCATCATTACCGCCGCTAGGGTGGGAGAAACCATTCTCTAGCAGCAATCCAAGTGGTGGCGGCAAGGCTGCATATCGCTTTTTAAATCCATTATTGCCAAGTCGTCCATTTTTACGTGTGGTGGATGAATTGGACCCTGCATACACAGCAACTTATGCGAAATATGCGAAGGTCGGCATTGTTGAAGATATGACTGATATTGATACGATGTTTAATCAGGCACCGTACGATCTATCCTCACCAGATAAGAACTGGATTGGAACAGGAAGTGGGTCGTCGGCAGTTAATGGTTGGGCAAGATGGTATTATGCCTCGGATCAGGAGTTTTTTAACGCACAAGCTGATTCCTTAACCGCAACAACAGGAAATAGAAACTGGATTGTGGTGGGTAGTGAATCTTGTTTTTATATACTACCAACAGCCATACCTATGAGTTCGGATCATATTTGCTATGGATTTGGTGAATTTAAAAGCCTAATTGATGTCGATGCTTCAAATAACTTTTTGTCAGCATCCTTATCAAATAACCAAGCGTTTAACGGATTTAATAAAGCACAGGTAAATGGGATTGGGGCAACAGACGCCTTAAACAAAGTCTTACTACAACGGATATACAATCAGAATGCCGCTTCAGCATATGCAGAAAATTTCTCATTAGGGGTTGTAAAAGCAACAATTTACAGTGGATATACCAACTATTTAGCTGCAAGCCCGGCAAATAAACTAACCCCATTCGCACCTATTTTTTTAAAAGAAGATGGTGATGTTCTTCGTGGGGAATTAAACGGTGTTTTCTATGTACTTCAATCCAAACCACTAACGCACCTTTACACCTTTAAAGAAGATAATGAATATTTCATCGCAATTAACATTGCACACAACAACTCATATCGCGGACAAATAGTATTAAGAATAGGGTGATTGTATGAAGATCAATACAAAGATCAGGTTGGCGGTTAATAGTAATTCAGATGCTGTGATGAAAAGTAGCGGGTTTTACATAAAAGGGCAGGTCAAAGTGCAAAACTCGCCAATCGCCTGCCGTGTTCGGCTTTTTGAAAAGCTATCAGGCCGATTAATTGCGGACATACCTACTGATAAAAATGGCAACTATGAATTCGATAATTTAAATAGATTAAAATTTTTTATTGTTGCTCATCACCCGCAAGGCCTTTTTAACGCGGTCATTCAAGATAACGTGGTGCCAAAATGAGCAAATCATCAATCAAATCAAAGCTTGTGATGGCGCAAGCAAAAGCAGCATGGATGGATAGTGGCGCATCAAGCGCCACTATTGTTTTTTATGAAGGTGCACAACCCACAACACCCGAAACCGGAGCGGACTCAAACAAAGCACTTGTCACATGCACATTCCCTGAGCCATGCTTTAAAGAAGTCACAGCAAGCTATGTTGAGCTACACCCAACCAACACGGCGACCGTGATGAAAACAGGCACAGCCACATGGGCGCGGATCTATAATGGTGAAGGTGAGGTTGTAGATGATTTAGCTGTAGGTACAGACATTACGCTTGCAAATACGAATCTCGTACTTGGCGGTACGCTAGGCGTTCAGTCATTTAAAATCAGACCTTAATTTTAAAAAGGTGAGCATGTGAAATTTAAGCGAAAACTTGGCACAGTCGATGCTCACAATGTAAATCTTAACTTCACACCTGATAATACTGACAGTCACGACATCATCTTGAATTTTGAGCATTTAGCGACAGGCTCAACCAATCTAAACTTTGGTGATGATGTTACCGCTGAAATTGATACTCTGCTTGATGTTGATTTCAATTTTGAAGTTGGCGCGGTCTATGCGGATAGTGGTGTCAATACTTCCACGATTGACACGGTTTTAGATGCTGAATTTCAATATAGTGTTCATGCGGTATTTTCAGAAAATACAGATGTTATTGCTCAGATTGATTATGTACTTGATGCTGAGCTTAGCCTTGATGTTCAAGCGGTTTTTGCTGAAAACCTATGTACGGTTGATACGGTTTTAGATACTGAATTTCAATTTCAAATTGATGCTGTATTCGATATTAATCACATCGTCGGGGTGTCTTATGCGTTTGATGCTAGTTATCAAAAGGCAATCGCTGCTTTAAGTGTCGCAGCAATACCATGGGCAAAACCAATTCTAAGAGTCTCTAATGAGGCTCTTTTTTTTGATCAAGGATTAGTGGTCAGTCATGGCAACAAGGTTGCTTTTGAGCGTGGGCTGACTTTATCAGAATCCATCCATGCAGTATTTGACCAGGGCGAGAAACTCAGTCGAAATCTGGGTGTACGTTGGCAAGAAAATCTGAAGATCCGGATTGCACGCGATTTGTATTTTGATGAATCGATCAAGCTTCGATTAAATCGTGAATTCGATCATCAGGAGATGATCCGTAAACGCCGTAATATTTCATTTTCACATCAAGTCGCACACGTCTTTGAAAAGCGCTTCAGCTTTGATTGGGATAAAGGCTTAGAGCTAGTCACACAAGATGTGATCTCTTGGGATAAAGCTAAATCCATTCATTATCGCAAGCATCCGATTGAACCATGGCCAGATCCTGAAATTCCCGAATATCAGGGTACAGGTGATCTTAATTTCGTATGCCTGTGTCATGAGGTGGATTCGCATGATGTTGTTCTCAACTTTGGTGCGGATGATTGCATACCTGGCATACCGAATCGTAATTGGTGGTACATTTTGAATAGTTTATCTGTGACACGCCTAGACAATGGCGTAGAGATTGAAGTCTATGACGGGAATTACAGTACCGATCGCAGCAGCTGGTGCTGGTCCTATAGCTTGACTGTACCAGCTGCTGAGATTGGCAAACTTGAACCGATCAATGGCCAACCTGTGATTTTAAAAATTATCGTGAATGGTACCGAGCATCAAATGTTGCTTGAGAACCGCCGACGTTCTCGTAAATTTGCCCAGGATACCTACACCTTAATTGGCCGCAGTCAAACGGCACTACTTGCCGCACCGACAGCGCCTTTACGCTCCTTCTTACAAGAGAATGATCGAACCTCCGTCCAGTTGTGCCAAGCGGAGCTAGATCGCGTGTTTAGCGATACGGTACTGAATTGGCAGTTGATCGATGCACTGGGCTGGATCGTTGAGCGTGAATGCTTAAGTTATTCCAATTTAGCTCCAATCGATGCCATCAAGATGGTGGTTGAAAGCGGTGGTGGGTTTATTTATAGCGAAAAGGGCAGCAATACGCTGACGATTAAACCGCTTTATAAAAAGACCTTCTGGGATGTGCTGTCAATCGCTGAATATGATCGCTTATTGCCTGAGTCTGTAGTGCTGAGTCAATCAACCGATTATCAGATCTATCCTGATTACAACGGCATTACGCTGACAAATGACCGTAAAGGACCACCAGCTCAGGTAAAACGTACTGGCACTAGTGCTGATATTCTACTTCAACCTGATAACAATCCGTTGTTCAACTATGTCAGCATGAAGGCCTATGGCAAAGCCAAACTTGCCAAAGCAGGGATGGTTGAAACTCATACCTACAGCATGCCGATTTCGCCTGAAGTAGGTGAATGTGTACCAGGAGAGGTGCTGGCATTTAATGCGGAATGGTGGGGCATTGTAGATAGTGTTAGCGTCTCGTTCAGCCACGCAGTGGTCAATCAAACTGTGAAAGTGGAGCGTGTCAATCGTGAGTAATGCATTACAGCGTTTAATTGATTTACTTCCTGCGGCTGCAGAATTTGTAGGAACCATTACCAGCGTGGACCATCCCAATTACAAAGTGTTGGTGGTGGGTGGATCGGGTTTAAATCTGGTGACCAGTTCAACACGTTACAACCTTGGAGCAACAGTATTTGTATCTGATGGTGAGATTAAACGACTCGCACCATTGGGTGAAGTGATTCAAATCGAAGTTTAAGTTTTTAAAAAGTATATGGCGCTCATTGAGCGCTTTTTTATTGCCAAAAAATTAGGAGTGGTCTATGAATGACCCGTTAAGCATCAAGGGCCTACCATGGCTTTTTAAAATTATCGCTGCAGTGGTTGGGGCAATCTTTGCTCTGACGTTATCAGGGGATATCGATACCGAGGGACGAATTAAAATCACGATGGGGGTGATTATGAAGTTCACGTTTAGTGTGGCGATTAGTCTGTATGGTGGTTCAGCATTTATTGAATATTATGGTTGGCATGTCTATTCACATATGACGCAAGGCTTTGTAATGTTGATCTTTGCGATTTTCGGAATGTTGTTAATTGGCATCTGGTATCAAGCGATTCAGCTGTTACGTGGTAAAACCATTGGTGAACTAATCTATGAAATTCGATCAGCTTTTAAAGCAATGTTTAAGTGAGTAAGTGAAAAATGAAACATATTTTTGATTTTTTAAGAAAGATCAGTGGTGGAACACTTACTCAAAAGCAAGTCAATGCTGCCAACCAAGTGATTGCAACGGCTACAGATGCAACGGTGGCTGATATGTTGGGTATTGCGATCGACCAGATGGTGGTTAGTCTTTTTGGTGTGGATCTCATCTGTGGTTTTGAAGGAAAACGGCTTGCTGCATATGACGATGGTGTGGGGGTATGGACGATTGGATTCGGTACCACAGTTTATCCGAACGGCATTAAAGTTATGAAAGGTGATACCTGCACGGAAGCACAAGCTAAGACATACATGGCACATGATTTAAAGAAGTTTGAAGCTACTGTAAATAAGGCAGTCACAGTGCAACTTAATCAAAATCAGTTTGATGCACTGCTATCACTTGCTTACAACATTGGGGCTAGTGCTTTTAGTCAATCAACTTTAGTTAAAAAACTGAATGCCAATGATATTCGCGGTGCAGCGGATCAGTTTGATGTATGGGTGAATGCAGGTGGTAAACGCATGCAAGGACTTGTGAATCGTCGTGCTAAAGAAAAGGCTTTGTTTCTATCATGATCAAAGCATTATTGCTGTGCATCCTGCTTTCAGGCTGCACAGCGCATTCGATTTCGACAAAAGTGCATGTCACTGTCTGTGTTCAGTGTGTGAATTGAGAAAGTCTATAGATATAAATGCATTGGAATTCCAGCTTTAAATACAGATATTCCTTTTCTAGCAACCTCACTATCCTCAACCACAAAGCCATGGCTCTCAAAGAAAGGTATGAGGTCTATATTTGCAGCAGTTAGACTTATTTGATTTATGCCATGCTGTGAACAGTATAATTTTGCGTTCAAAATAAGCTGAGAGAATGCGTTTAACCCCTCATACTTTTGAAGTGTGTATTTTTCCTTTGGTTTAAATATGTTTTGAAAACATACATCATGTATCTTTAGTGCACCATTAAAGGTCGTCGATAAGAAAAGCTCAGCTACGGGAGTAGGGTTTTCATTAATAAAAACTTTCATTGCGATTAAATCATCAAAGATTAAAGCCCCAATTCTTCGTTCGATTTGTTTGTAAAGTATCTTATTATCTGCATTGAATGACTCTCCAATGCGACGTTGTTCTTCAGGTAGTTGATTTCTTACACAATGGTTGTGCCACCCTGATGCACAGTTTTCGTAAAACGCACCTTTAAGTTCAGAGTTTTGTAGAATAGAGTCTAAATCTCTAATATGTTTAATTTTATAATCGTATTGTTCACCAAGAGCTTGTTGTATTGACTCTAATGGCAATATATCACTTAAATGCATCACGTCAGATATAGGTGAGACTCGTTTACTAAAATCCACGTAATTTTCAGTTTGCGCAACCTCTACTAAGCCTTCAGATTGCTTTTTTTGGTTTTCCCAAAAAAAATGTGAATCAATATTACAATACTCTGCTGTACTCTCGAGGTTTTTTATATAAGCCATATCAATACGAGGTATTTTATCTTCAAGTACAGTACAATTTTCTGTGTCTGGCAGAAATAATATTTCTTTGTTGCGCTCTAAATCGAAACTTATTTCGTGTAACTCATTTTTATTATTTTTCCAGACGGCATGTCTTTCAGCCATAATATAAGCATCTTCTAAGTACCAGATTTTATATCCTGCAACCAATGTTCCCCCATCTCTTTGAATTTTATCTCTAACATTGATATCACAATTGTCTAATGTAGATTTTGGTTCGGGTGTAACTTTTAAGTAAAGGGGGGCAATTTTAGAAATTTTATTACAAAAATTTTTAACTTTATCATCAATTATTCTTGGTACTTTTAGGTTAGTTGAATCTTTAAGTAATTCTTCATATTTCTCATTAGAATATAAATTCACAATATTTGCTTCGGCTAATTTTATACGTTCTGCCAAGCTGCCGCGTTGTTTTGCTTGCCCCACAATTTTCTCCAAATTTTATAATAGCTTGATAAGCTATTAGACTAATCATCAATAGTCAACATCCCTTCCCAGCTAAAATAATCCCTCGTCAAACTTCCTCGACTCATCGACCAGCCACGGTTCGGCAATTTGCATGGTCCGATCGCAAGCTTCTTATCCCCAAACCGCTCCTTAACGCCTTCCATAGCAAGCTGCAGCTTCTCATTGCGTTCTATAGATTCAACATCTGAGAGCAGGTCAGGAATATAGGCTGCCTTGTTCTCGATACACGTTAAAATCACACCACATTTTTTAAACTCGATACCTTCTTGAAATAGTTCATCCATTTGCTTCATCACAGCTTTATTCATGACTGCAGCAGAGTCAGTAGGCTCAGCAAACCCAACACTGATAGATTTCTTATAAAACGGTTTGTTCTTATCAAATGGATTGGACTCAGCAAAAGCAATCACGCAGCCACATAAGCTTTTATCCTCACGTAGACGTTTAACAGCTGACTGCAGATAATCACTCATTGCCTCAGACAAAGATTCTTTATCTGTTACACGTTGGCCAAACGACCTCGATGAGATGATTTGTTTTTTAGCGGGTGGGGCATGTTCAATTTCAATGCAAGAAATGCCTTGCAACTCAGCTACCGTCTGGGCCATAACAATAGAAAAGAGGCTTTTCATATTGCGCGGCTCAGTTCGTGTGAGATCCTGAACGGTATGCACACCCATGGCATGTAGTTTCTTACTGTGCTGTCGACCGACTCCCCAAACCTCAGAGACATCGATCAAACTAAAAAAGTAATCTTTATGTTTTGGGTCCATGGATACCAAATTGCAGACACCCGAAAAGCGTTTGGCTTTCTTGGCCATATGGTTGGCAATTTTGGCTTCGGTCTTACTTCGACCAATTCCGATTGATACAGGCAAGCCGATCCATTTAGAGATACGCTCACGCATGTCTTGCGCGTATTCAGTTAAATCGAATTTATGCTCATAAGTGGTTAGATCTAGAAAACATTCATCGATAGAGTAGATCTCATGCTCACCTGGTGCAACATAGTCGGCAAGGATGCTGTGAAAGCGCTCGGACATTTCAGCATAGACTTTGTAGTTGCTCGAAAGCACTTCTACATTGTGCTTCTCAACAATGTCTTTGATTTGGAATAGGGGCACACCCATTTTAATCCCAAGATCTTTGGCTTCCTGCGAACGTGCAACTGCACAGCCGTCATTGTTTGAAAGCACAATGACCGGTCTATTATTCAGCTTTGGATTAAACACACGCTCACAACTGACGTAGCAATTGTTCACGTCAATTAAGGCATAGATCTTGTTTTCACTTCTCATCTGAAGCTCTTTAGAACACGGGTGACAACACCCCAAATAATGAATTCTTGTCCTTCACTGAAATGAATGTCGTCGTAATCAGGGTTTTCAGCTTTTAGCCAACATACTCCAGCATCTTCACACATGAGACGCTTTACGGTGAACTCATTATCAACCAGTGCTATCACGATGTCCCAATGCTTAGCCTCAAGACTACGATCGACAATCAACTCGTCGCCAATATCGATCCCAATATTGATGAGTGATAGTGAATTAACACGCACGATAAACGTAGCGGCTGGATTCTTAATGAGGTGCTCATTAAGGTCTAGTGTCTTATCGACATGATCTTGCGCAGGGGAAGGGAAACCTGCTTGAACGCGCTCAGTGGCCAATGGGATAGCCATATGTGTGACTGGATCAACTTGGCGGATGTGATCAATTTCAGGGTCAGCTTTATCTTTCTTAAGAAAAGCTTTGATTTCTAAAACAGAAGAGTTTGGTACACGGATGAGCGTGGTCAATTCTGAGCGTTTTCGCCCCGCACCGGGTCTCACACCACCATGGTTCTTGATATCGTTCATAGCCAAACTTGATTTCTGTAACAGATTTCAAGATTGTAGATTTCGGTAAAAATAAATTCAAATTTAAAAGCTGTGGATAATCAACGGGCCTTCAAATTAGATTAGGTTGAAGGCCATTTTCGGATAAGCGGGATTTAGGGAAAGTGATGTACTCATCCTGCATTTCAAAGAAGAACTCATGCGCCTCTTTAAAGCTACAATTCAGCCATTCTTCGCGGTATTCATCAGGGATTACGATGATCGAGCGCTTCTCATCATTAGGCTTATGGAATTGCTTCATGAAAGGATGTTTATCGGCATTGATGGTGAGCATACTCATCGATCGAATTTGCTCTCCAGCGATGACAGCATTCTCGTATATGGCCGCCACAGTAAAGGGCATACCATCTTCATGTGCAATGCCATACCAGTGTGACTTCCCATCAATGTATTTAGGTTCAAAAATGGTTTCGACAGGGATTAGGCCAAACTGAGACTTATGCCAAGCATCTCTAAAACTGGGCTTCTCAGCAACCGTTTCAGTCCGAGCATTGTAGGTGTATTTACCGAAACTATTTTCTTTGGCCCACTTAGGAATCATCCCAAAATTAACGGAACGCCATTCGATCTTGCCGTCATTGGAAAAGATCAAAGGTGAGGGGAAGTTAGGAAATATATCTTCAGGGAATTCCAATTGATCAGGCTCAGGAAGATCTAGGAGGAATGCACGATTCTTTCGGATCGCTTCAAAGTTTGCGCACAT